CTCAAGCATGGCCCAATCGTTATGCTCTGCTGCATGGTCTCTTAAGGTCTTGAAGTGATTTGCGCCTTTTGGGGTTCCGAGGAAGAGAGCCCATCCCATCCTATCCGACAGGGCTGGACGAACCACCTCCGACCAGATACGCGGGTCTTGATCGCCAAATTCGTCGAATACAACGCCATCGAAATACTGTCCTCGCAGAGAGTCTGGGTTATCAGATCCTGCAAGCTGAATTCTTCTGCCCCAGAAATCAACCCGTAGCTCCGCAATATTGGCAATGGCGTTAAGTGGTTGGGTAAACTTGAGGAGGTAATCCCAGATGACTCGCTTGGTCTGGGAATAGGTAGGCCCGATGTAAGCATATCGGGGAGCCTCGCGGTTATTTTGTATCGCCTCGCGTATAAGGTGATTAACCGCGGAGACCGACTTTCCTAATCTTCTGTGAGCCACTACAACAGCAAAACGCTTCTCTCCTAACGCGTCATGAATCCTTAGCTGCTGAGGCCTTGGCGCATAAGGAATAATTATTCTGGTTGCGCCCATGAGATCTGCATTGCAACTGGTTGGCCATTCTCGCCTGTTATCTCGTGCTTAACGCTCTCATGCCATTTAGCCCTTGTCTTTAGCCAAAAGATCATCGCCGTGGTATTTCCTGACATGGCTTGTTGATAGAGGCTTTTTGCTACCGCGGCATTAGCATCCACGCGACCGTCATCAAGCTCCCTCTTGTAATACTTGACAAGCGTATCCGCGCTTAGGTCTACCTTTGCGGCAATATCCTCGTGACGAACGCCAACCGCAGCCAGCCCTCTGACTAGCTTTCTGTTCTCATCCGTTGGTTCATGCAACACGCCCTGCATATTTTTAACTCCGAAAGTTAGTGCTCACTAACTAATTCTGCCTTCTTGCCGGTGAATTCTTCCCACCGCTTGACGATGACATCGCAGTATTTTGGGTCTAGTTCCATCATTCGACAAGACCGGCCTGTTTTTTCGCAAGCAATCAAAGTGCTGCCGCTGCCGCCAAATAGGTCAAGAACAGTGCTTGAGTCGCCGTATTTCGCAAAGCACCATTCGGCCAGCGCAATCGGCTTTTGGGTCGGATGTATGCGCTTTTGGCTATGCTCACTTGCTTTGATCATGCCGTGCCACATGTGCCGAAAAACATCAACTCGCACGCCGCCGTTAATAAACGCCAATTCAGCGCCAGAAAATGTGTCGCCTTCGCGTTGCTTGTCCCACACCAGCCAGCCGTGTCCGTCAGGTAAAACGCTAGGGTAATAGTTTGCACCCCAGAAAATCATTGATGCTTTTGGCCACTGAGCAACGCACAGACGGAATGTGTCAATAGCAACGCCAACATCTTCATCGCCTAATATTTGTCCAAAGTCGTTGCCATTAGTAGCAGCAGTGATGCCCTTGCCGCTGTGCGCTATGCCATATGGCGGGTCGGCAAAAACCATTTCGGGTCGTTCGCCAGCCATTAGCTTTCCCACCGCATCCACGCTCGTACTATCGCCGCACATAAGCCTATGATTGCCTAGTATCCAGATGTCTCCGGGCTTTGTAATAGGCTCCTCTGGAGGCTCAGGGACAGCATCCTCGTCCGTCAATCCCTCTGTTGGCTCGAGCGCATTTAAGAGACCGTCTAGCTCCTCTACGGAGAACCCAAGCATCTCGAGGTCAACGTCCTCTGCTTTTAGCTCGATCAACTCTAGCTTAAGTAAGTCGTTATCCCACCCTGCGTTTAGCGCAAGCCTGTTATCAGCAAGTACATACGCCTTACGTTGAGTGTCGCTTAAATGAGACAGTCTGATAACAGGAACTTCTGCTAACCCTAGCTTTCTCGCCGCGGCAAGCCTTCCGTGGCCAGCAATGATTGAGTAATCGTCAGAAATGAGGATTGGATTGTTAAACCCAAACTCTTTTATGGAAGCCGCAATCTGCGAGACTTGTGCTTCGTCATGTGTTCTTGCGTTCCTTGCGTAAGGAATTAGCTTTTCTATCAAAACTTTTTCTACTTGACTCACCGTATTCTCCGTTGGAGGTCATCGGTTTTTATTCCTCGCCGAGATAGCCTTAGCCTTTGCTTTCGCATCAGCCTTACTACTTGCACCCCATGCCTTTAGGCTCAGGAGCAGTCTGGTAGGGCTTCCATCAGGTTTTCTCTCTGGCCCTGGCATGTTACCCATTCGCGCAAGAAAAGACGCTCTACGCGGGTTATCGCCTGACTTAACAGGAGCCTTTAAGTCAGACCCAGGATTCTCACGCTCGTAAGACTTCCGGCCCTTTTCGTTGAGGCCACCTTTGGCGTTCTTGCCTTCCTTACGAGTCCAAGCGGCAGTCATTTCTTAGCCGTTTTAGCTGATTCTTTGAAAGCCTTAGCCGTTGGCGCACCAGGACTACCAGGCTTACGCATCTTCTCTGGAGTCTTGCCAGCAGCCTTTTGCTTGGCTATGCGTTCACGCTTGGCGTGAATATTTGCGTACAAGCCTTTCATTTCTTCTTCTTCACACCAGCTTCTGCCAATGCTATCGCGGTCGCTTGGGATCGGCTCTTAACTACCGGACCAGATTTGCTTCCAGAGTGCAGCTTACCCTTGTTGTACTCAGTCATCACCTTGGAGATCTTCTTCTCCGCTTTCGTTTTCTTCATCGCTGTCATCCGTAATTGGTCCACCAGTTACCCACGCAGCGCAAGTCCTAGCCGCAGCACACTTAAAGTCAAATATCTCGCAAAACCCTAAATCGCCAGCATCTACAGCATCCCATTCATCCTCTTCACCTAGTCCTTGCTCGATGCAGTCAAGCATCTCAGACTTTTGGTTGAAGGCAGCGCAGTTACCGCACCGCGATTTCTTGGCTTGCTCGCCAGACACACGCCATCTTGCTCCCATGTCGCGCCAGTATTGGGTATTAGGCTCATCAGGATTAAGAGGGCCGTACTGGGCCTTCTCGATAGCCTTCTCGCGGTTTTTAAGATTAACCTCGATGTCTTGTGTGGCAATCGGACAATCGGAATATTCCTCTTTGTCCTCGCCTTTCATGACGATCATGACTTTAGGTGAGAGTAAGCCCTTCATTTTTTAGCCTTTGGAGGTTGCATGGGGATACCCACCTTCCTGTCGTACCTGATCGGAACCGGAGGAACCTTCATTCGGTAGGGATTCTGTAGTGCCTTGCTATCCCTGGCTCGTTTTTCCACATCCATTTTGAAGCCTCCATGAGGTTTTTACGGTCATCCTTGCCGACTGTTTGACTGCCAGCGTGATGAACGTAAGCCCTTGATACGAAATGCCTAAAGTCTAGTACCGTAAGTGTATGACAAAAGACGTTATCTGAGAACCAATTTATCGGAGGAAATCTGACCTGACTGAAAGCATCCTTTGACACATAAGCAAAGATAGGCGCAATCACAGACACTTCCTTGATCGTCTGTTCTTCAGCCCATTTCATCCCATCTCTTGGGCCAGACTCATATCGAATGTTTTGGTCTGCAAGGATGAAGTCAGACCTGCACCCAACAACACCGACCTTATGCCCTGCTTCCTTCAGATATTGGACATCCTCACAAAGAAGCCTGTATGAATCAGGAGTTAGGCATATATCGTCGTTAGCTATGATGACTTCGTCGTAATGCTGGAAGGCATCGTCCATGATCTTGTTGTAAGCGTCACCGAAGTTACTCTGCGAGTTGAGTAGCCACCTGAAAACTCGTGGGTCCATTGTCTCGGACCGACTCGACAGATAAACAGGCGCTTCTTTGGCGTATAAGCTGATTGACGACAGCGTGATTTCAAGGCTTGGCGATCCTGTCGTGCAGATGAGAATCGGTAACTTTTTCATACTCCTCCATTCTGTGTCCGGCAACCACCTGGAAATATTCGTTGTTCATGAGCGGTTTATTGCAAACGTTGACCTCTAAACCATGCTCTGACGCGACAATCGGGAATGAGAGTTGATCCTGTAGGCTCCACTTCATCATCTCCTCCCACCAGGCTTGATTGGCTTTAGGATTGATGTAGGACCGCTTCCAGCAGATAACCCCGCCTGCGATAAGACCGCCGTTCTCAGGCCAACCTAAGCCCCTGTAGTGCTCAACCTGGGCTAGGATTGGTTGGTTCCTGTACTTGACCATATCGTGACACTCTTGGGCTTCTTCGTAGATACAAGTCCTCCAGGGGTGTTGAAACGCTGCCATCGTGTCTCCGGCCTGCTCGACCATGTACTCCACAAACTTAGGGCTTGTAATCCGTATGGAACCGTCCACCCAGATCACATAGTCCTCGTCGAACTCCAACTTGTCAGGAAAGACTTTGTACCACTTAGCC